ATCAACGCCGCCATTACCGACGGCGACTAAACCGCCTGCCGATTTGGTGCAGCCATGCCCGAAACTGCCTAAACTGGTAGGCGGTACAGGCGCGGATGTGCTGCCGTGGTCGTTACAGGTCATCGGCTTGTACAACGATTGCAAGGCGCGGCATAAGGCGTTGTCTGATACTCTTCGATAAAACAAGGGCCGTCTGAATTTAGGCGGCCTGTCGTCTCATTTACACTCAATATGCCCTAGCAATATAAGCCATTGTTGGTGTGGCATACTTGCGTAACTTTTTTGTTTTGGGCTTGCCTCCCATCGTTGCGCGGTCGCCAAGGATACCTTTGTTATATTGGCGACATCCTGCTGCGTCAGGCGGTACATTTGGCGCAATGCCTTGAGATTGTTTGGTGTGTAACCAAGCTCCATATTATCAATCATCTATAAGCTCCCGTGTCGGCGTGATAAGCTCGTCAATCACTCGATGCAATGCCTCAAATTTAGGCTGTTGCAGCGCGCGCAAATCAGCAAATAAGTCGATAAGCTCGTCATCGTGTCCTTTGCTGATAGCCTGTTTGATTTGCGAGAGCAAAGATAAATAGTCCTGCTCCCATTTATGCGCCCATTCGTGCGCCATTTCTCGGCGCGACTCTCGTTTTTGGCTCTTTTTGAGCCGCTCTGTAATGCTTGTCCTACCTTTTGCCATAATGCCCCCAAAAACAAAAGCCGCTTGATAAATCAGGCGGCTTTCGCAATTCGCATCAAAAAATGATGATATTTAATATAACTTCTTTAGTTTCAACACGCAGCCTCAAGGGCTGAATAACAAGGTTGACTTTAAGCCTAATTATCAACCTTGTCAATGGCTTTATGATGATAATTCTCGCCAAGCCTCTGAATGACCGTATTCTTTTTGTTCATACATCAAATCAATAATAATGGCTAGATTCTTAGCTGTTGATTTTTCAATCAGTTCCTTTGGCAATTTATCCCATAGGCTTTTAAAGGTTTGATGATATTGACCGATTTTGCTGATAGATTTTGATTTAGCGTATTTCATTTTTGACCTTTCCGCCGCCCGAAGGCGGCAGCATTAGAAATTAATTAAAAAGAGCCTCAACAGATTTTACAGCGGCGTCAAAATCGCGGCTTGTAGTACCTTTGCCCATTTTGCTGACAAGTTTGTTTGTTGCAATATCAAAATAAAGCTGGTAACTGCGATTGCCTGCAAAGCCTTTATCACAAGCGGCGAGATTGATATAAACTCGTTTACCGTTCCAATCTTTTGCAATGCCGTCGATGCCTGCGTTTTCCATCATTTCGTTAATTTGATTCGCGTTCATTTTTTTTTACTCCTATCCGCCCGGAGGCGGTCAGTTGGTTTATCATGTTTTCGGCGGTCTGTGTTGTCTGCCGATGTGTGTATATTACCGCGTTTAATGCGGTAATGCAAGAGGTTTTTTGATTATTTCACATAAAACCCATAACTTTATGATTTATATGATAATTTATTTATAGGTTATCTACAAAGTCCGCCCAATCTTGCAGCATTTGGCGGCGTTGCGTGATAAATTTGGCGTGAAAATACGCCGCCTCTGTTTGATTGTCTTTGGCGTGGGCAAGCTGTGCCTTGATGTACTCATGTTCATATCCCATCTCTGACAGATTGGTTGCAAGGGTCGCCCTGAAGTCATGCCCTGAAATTGTCAGCCCCATATACTCCAATGCTCTATTAATGGTTGTTGCTGACAACATATCATCGGGCCGTTTACTGTTTGGGAACAGTAGCCGCCCATTGCCCGTCATCGTGTGTAACTCTTTGAGTAACTCGACGACCTGCGACGACAACGGCACGACGTGCATTCTCGACTTTTTCATCTTGTTTGCAGGGATGCGCCAAATCGCGGCGGAAAGGTCAATATCAGCCCATTCCGCGCGCCTTGCCTCTATTGTTCGAACGGCTGTGTATAGCAATAGCTGCGCGGCTTTTTTGACGACAAACGAGCCATTATAGTTTGCAAGGCTTGTTTTAAATGCCCTGATTTGTTCGGCGGTCATGGCTTTGGCGTGGGTTATTTCGGGGCGTTTGAGATAACCCGCAAACGCTAACGTCGGGTCATTTGTCGCCCGCATTGTTCGGATCGCATATAGGAAGACTGCGCTCATGTGTTGACGGGTGTATATACCCGACACGATAACGCCTTTGTCTTTGCAAACGTCGAGACACTCCATAATCTGACGCGGCGTTACTTTGGTTATCGGTGTGTCTCCGATGATTGGATAGGCGTATTTTTTAAGCATACGATGTATGGCTTTAATACTGCCATCGCTGATTGTCTTGGATGACAGGTACTCTTCAGCGATGGCTTCAAACGTGTTTCTGTTTTGGCGCACGTTTTGCCGTTTTTTCTCGGCTCGGTCTTTGGCTGGGTTGATCCCTTGCTGGACAAGTAGCCGCGCTTCTTTCCGTTTCTCACGCGCTTCAGCCAGCGATATATCAGGATATGCCCCGATAGCAAAAACGGACTCTTTGCCGTCGAGCCTGAACCGGTATCGCCATAGTTTTGAGCCGTTCGGATTTATTACGATGTACAGGCCGTTTGAATCGGTTAATTTATAAGGCTTTTCTTGAGGCTTTGCCTTGCGGATTTGGGTATCGTTAAGCATAAAAAAGAGGGTATGAATGAGTCGATACCCAAAATCATACCCTCTTTTTTCAAGGATTGCCACGCACTAGCGCGAACGAAAACGGACAGAAAACGGCAATAAACACAGGCTTATCAAAATGATATGAACTAAATCGAACCGTTACGAACGAGAATAACAGTTATCAATAAACAAAAGCATTTTGAATCTAACCTGCTGTTAATTAAAGAATCTTTGTTATTTCCGCCTGAATCATACCCGATTTAATACCCGCTTTTTATTTTCCGTTACGAAAGTGGGCGCGTTTTAATCCAGTTTTCCACTTCTTCGGAACGCCATCGGGAAGATGATCCAATCTTGCACGGGCGCGGAAATTCATCTTTCTTAATCATGGCATAAAGCTTTGTCTTTCCGCAAGCGGTTATCTCTAAGACTTCTTTTAATTTGAGTAATTTCATTTTCTACCTGCCTTTCTAATCTTCATCAGGCGGCATTTCCGCCGCCTGTCGGATTGGTAGTTATTCAGCCTCCGGCGCATTATCGCCCTTGTCGTAAATCTGCAAGTATGCGCGTTAAATCAAGGCTTGCGCGTTTTACCGCTCCTGAGTGTTTTGGGCTGTAATAAAATTTACCTGGTATAAATTCGCTTTCTGTTTTGTTTTCAAGAAAAATCTCTGCACGTTTTAGGAAACGCTCTGCTTCTTTCATGGCTGTTTTTAATGTTTCAATTTCCATTTTATAACTCCTATTTAATCTGTACGGTGTATTCTTTGCGGTCATGCGGCTTGTTTTGGTTTACCGCCTGCGCTTGGTAGTAGGCGCATATACCGTCTGCGCTTGGATAGGTTAAGACGTTGATTGCCTCGACCTTGTAAACCGCGCCGTCCTGTGCCTCAAATTCCTGCCCGATTTTGTACGGGCAGCCGTGTTTTTCGGGGTTATCTTTCAGGTCGTCTAAAAGCTCGCCCCGTTTTCTGTTGAGATAATCTATCGCTGCTGATAGCTGGCGTAGGTCGTCTGAAATTTTCATTGTGCTGTCCTTACTCTTCAGGCGGTTTAGGTAGGTACATCCAATGGCTGACAGGGTGCTCATCATCACACATCCGCGACCCGAAATTGTCATAAGATATTGTTTCTTCGCATAGCCCCCAAAGGGTGAAGTCACCATCATCATCTAATTCTACTAAGGTAAACAGCCCGCTTGTGAATCTGCCGCTGTCTTCAAACCAGCCAGCCCATACGGTGGTATCTAACGGCGGTAACTCTTCAGATACTTTCTTCCATTCGTTCATCTTTGTCCTTTCTGATATTCATTTATTTGCGCTTGCCCTTTCGGGATTCCTGATACTTCCACCGCGATGACGACGGCGGCGATCAGGATTGCGACAATTATTTCTTTCATGCCGCCGCGTCCTGTCGCATAAGACTAATCAGGTTCGCCGCCCGCTTGAAATGCTTAGTCCAGTTGAAACAACTGAAGCCGGTGCCGCTGTCGCAATGTCGGATAATGTTTTCCGAATCCTTGACGGCTTGAACCAGTGCGCCGCCCTTATTCTTGACAAGAATTTTCATCATCGGTTGCCGCACGTCTCCGATGCGTTGCGGGCGTACAGGATTCAGCGGCTTGCCGTACATCGCCGATAACTCCGCGTCTGCGTGAATGCCCACATCGTAAAGCAGGTTGGCGGCGTGTAGGATTCTGTCGGAAAATTCCGCATAGGGCATCTTCAGTCGGCGGGCTTCCGCGCGGGAATCGCTACCGTTGACGACCTTATCAACCGCTGAAATGATTCCGCCATCAAGCTCTAAAAAGGTCATGGATTTTTTTGTAACACTGACGGCGATTGAGTATGTGGATACTTCGGCAATCAAGCGAACCGGCGCGTCTTTCAAAAACTCTTCATACGCGACGAAGAGATTAGACAGCGGGCGCAATACCAATTGACGTTGATTCGGGCTAAGGTCGTCAAAATCCTTAGTCCATTGCGCGACTGCTTGCGACGCTTCCCTGCATGCAAACTCCACGCTTTTCTCGTTCGCGGGGTCGTCTGTGTTGCAGTACAAGCCCAATCGTTGCACCTGCTTAATGATATGCTCTGCGAAGTTGATTAATTCCTGATTGCAGGCGTAGCGCATATCTTGCAGGGACAGCCACATTTTGACGCTGCACGTTACCGCTTCGTCTGCGGATACTTTCACGCCTGACAACATCTCGGCGATGTTTTCTTTTTTCGCTTTTGACAAAGTGGATAGGCGGTTTCGGTCAATGTTTTTGACTGCTCCCGCGCGTTTCAGGGCGCGCTCTTGCTGCGTTAATTTCTTTGCTGCTCGCTTGGCGGCAAGTATTTGGCTTGCCGTCGGTTTTGCTGTTGCTGTTACTGTTTGCATTTTGTTTCCTCGTTTTGCCGTCCTATCAACGGCTCGGGCGTTCGGCTGCCTGCCTGTGGGGATTAGTCGTCTTTTTCAGGGAAAAACTCAAGAACGCTTGGATATTTGGGCCAGTTGGTAACAAAACCGTCTGCGTTAATCTCAAGATTGATGTAATCCCCATAATCGCCAGGAATTAAATCATTCGGGACGTAGTAGTTATCAATCTTTGCTACTTCTAAACCACCCGAATCAAACAAAGTGTAAACGCCATTATCACAAACCTTGTCATAGATATTAACCGGCTCACTTCCCTGCCAAGACACGACCTTACCTGTATCAACTTCAATTAATAAATCTAACTCGCCATCGTCGTTAAATAAATGATTCGGCAAGTTTTCTGAAACATCATCATGTAATTCAACTTCTATTCTTACAGAATGAGTTTCAACTTCGGTTAATTTGTAAACTTCTACTTTCATTTTTTGCTCCTAAAATAGTCTAAACATCATTGCTTCAGGCTTCCTGCCTGTTGGTTAATTGTCTGCTTGTAATTGCATTGCCGCGTCTATCGCGTCACGCATATTGTCGAGATGTTTTTCAACACACTCGCGCGGGAGTAATACGCTGCCTATTTTGTTGTGCTTGTCTGCCAACCAATCAAGGCGCACGGTGTCAGGGTGTGGGATAAGCTCAAGCTCTTCGGCATAGTCAACATCAGACGTTGTATTGCCCTTGAGAACGAACCAAACAGATTGGAATTGCGCATGTATAACAACCCCTGTCGCGCCATCTGATTTCCGACGCATAAGGTCGCCGAATTTAAATTGATGGGTCATTTTTTTATTCCTTCCCCTTTTAGGAACGCTGAGTTATTAATCATGGTTTGAGCAGTAACAATAAAACCATTTGGATTTTCTTTGATATGCTTGGAAATATCATTAATAAAAATAGATACTAATGCCGCTGATAAGTAAGCAATTTTTTCAGTTACATTATCTCCATGTACCTGATTTATATCAGGTGCCTCTAAATCAATGCCTACATCATCAGCAGAAATTTTGAAAATATATTCAGTCATTTTTTAATCCCTTACTCAAAATGAGATGTCGTTCGATTCATCATCAACGGGCGCGGCTGGTGCGGCTGGTGCTGCTTGCGCCGATTGTCCGTCATTGTTTCCACCGCCCAGCATCTTCATTTCGTTTGCGATGATGTCGTATGCGGTACGTTCGATGCCGTCTTTGCCCTGATATTTACGGCTTTGGATTTTGCCTTCTAAATACACTTGGCTGCCTTTCTTCAGGTATTGGCCGGCGATTTCAGCAAGGCGGCGATACATGGTGATGTTGTGCCACTCGGTGCGTTCTTGCCGTTGCCCGTTGCGGTCGTTCCATGCCTCGCTTGTTGCGACGCTGAAATTACAAACCGCCTCGCCGTTGGGCATGAAGCGCGTTTCAGGGTCTTTGCCCAATCGTCCGATTAAAATTACTTTATTCAGCATTTTTGCTTCCTTTTAAAACTGTTTTGACAGGCTTCCAAACGGCCTTCCCGTTCACTTCCTGCGCCTGCCTGATTCCTACGATGTGGATGTCAGGATTACCCGCCGACAGCCTGATAAACTCTTCGGCGGTCTCAATCGACGAATACTCAGGGCTGATTTGGTAGCGGCTGTTGCTCAACCGCTTCCATTTGCGCTGGTCTTCGTACCACTTGCAATCCTCTTTGTTGTAAACAAGCCGCCGCCGTTTCTCTTCTTCGGGGCGGCATTTGCCAAAGACTGCGAACATTTCAGTCGTCCTTAAATTCTTCATACCCATCAACAGTAATAATTCGTCGTTGACTGGATATCCCGCCGTTTTTATTCATAACGTTGCCGATTGCGGTAAATTCGCCGTCGCGCAGTTCTGCAAAGTTGAGCAGGATTCTCAGTTTTACCGGACCATTTTTATTTATAAGGATGGTCTTCCCAAACTCCCACCCTGTATCTTGTTCAAAAATTTCTTTGCCTACATCAAGATATTCGGCTTCTTTTTCGGCTAGTTTTTTCTTTAATTCAAAGATTTCGCTTTTGTATTGATTCAGGGTGTCTAAACGATTTTCCATTTTCATCTCCGATTCAGACGACCTTTCAGTTCGCCTGAAATTTTCATTACAGGGCGTTGATTTCTGCCTTTTGCTCGTCGGTCAGGTTGTAGTTTTCCAAGACGTCGGAAACTTCTTTCATGCCGGTGGATACCGCCTCCACCAATGCCGCGAACTGTTCTTCGGTCGGCGTGAGCTTGGTTTGCTCTACTACGTCAGCCGTAATAGTGTTTTCGGCAATTTGCTTAAACCGTTCATGATTCTCACTGCCCAGCTTCAGACGACCTGCGGCACCAATATCGGAAAACCATTTTTTGTATTCCTCGATACCCTTGTTTGCCGCCGCCTCGCCATCAGAAATCAGACTATCTAACTCAGGGTCTGCTTTTGCTTCCTTGGGTGGTTCAGGTGCTTGGATTCGCTGCGCCTCGTCTTCGTCGTAGATTCCGCCAAAACCGAACGCTAAGCGCGCGGCTTGAATCATCGCTTTGTGTCGGAGCATTCGGCGCGGGTGGCTGTTCCACGGCTGTGTATTGCGTTTACACTCTTCCAAGTATTCGGTTACGGTTGTTGGATGGTTTCTGTCTTTGCGGTAGATTTTGCAAGTGCAGCTTTCCGCGTCGGCGGTAAATTCCATGCCGTCAAATTGCGGATGGCTATTGATGATTCTTGCCCAGCCGTCCACACCGACCACGGGCGTGATACCGTTGTTTTTATCGGGGAATGCGTAAATCTCTTTGGTAAACGGGTTTAGTCCGTATTGGGTTGATACAATCATCAGGGCGTTAAATTGCGCGTCTGTCGCATTACCTTTAAAGGCGGTTGCTTTAAGCGTTTGCACAAGCTCTTGCGGATCGCCTTGAATGTTGAATTGTTTTGCAAGTGCTACGGCTTGGTTTTGGGCGATACTCATTTTTAAATTCCTTATTTGTATTGATTCAGAAGCGTTTCGTAATAGGCTTGGCAGGCTGTTACACGCTCTTTGATTAGTTCGATTTTTTCGTCATCGCGCATGACGGTTACTGTCGTTATGCGCTTTTCAATCGGGATGGCTTCCACAAGGTCGATGAATTTCTCACGGTCTTCCCACGGCTTCAGCAAATCTTCTGGCGTGGGCAACAGCCAAAAATCAATGTCGGCGCGATCGCAATCGAACAGCCACATATAGCCTTGCATTTGCCAGTCGTAACCGGCTTTGGCTGCTTTCTTTTCGGCTTCGTCGCGAAAGAATGGATGTGTCCCGATGTCCCATGAACACTTTGTATCAACAATCAGGCGGTCGTCTGAATCGTAAACATCACATTCGCCCGTCAGCCAGTCATTGACGCGCCGCTCGATGTTTTTTCGGTACTCTTTGCCCCGAACCAGTCCACTGTATTTGATGGCGGTCTCTTCCATTAGGTCGCCCTTTTCGGTAAAGGCGTTGCCATCGAAAGATTCAAAGCCGAACAGTTCACGCTTTGCCATCTCTATCAGTTTTGATTTGGCGGTCTCCGTGATGGTCTCGCCTTTGGTTTTTGGCTTGCCGATGATGTCGGCGATGGAAGAACAACGAATCCTCATAACCCACCCGCCAAAAGGCTATCCATATATTTCCGCGCCGCCTTTTCGGTTTTGAAAATCTGCACGTCTTGCAACGCCGCACGTTTTGCCTTATCAGGTCGGAACGTAACCTTGTTGTAACCGTCGGGCATGATTCCGACCTGATAGCCGCCTTTGACTTTTCGCATGACGACGTTAAGGCTGCGCGGCAAGCCCATAAAACCTTTTACTTTTGCCGACAGGCTGCCTGCAATTCCGTATGGTCGATGGTTCATTTCGGAATCTCCTTGTATTTGCAATATCGCATTGATGGTTTGCCAGTTTTCTTATCCACCTTCTCATTACCATGCTTATCAACTCGAGGTTTGAGAATTGCTATATAAACAGGGCGGACAAAATCTTCCTGCCCCTCGCAAAGCTCCACAAAATCCATAGCTATCTTTTCGGATGAGAAGTCACCTGAAATTTGATAGCAGCCTGTATCTTTGCCGAAGGTCTTTTCTTCGTCTTGGACTTTTACTCCAAATTTATTAAATGACTTTTCATATTCTTTTTTCTTTGATTTACCAAATACTGCAAACATTATTTAACCTCCGCGTCGCCGCGGATTCTCTCGGCGGCTGTCAGTTGTTCGTACATTTCCGCGATTGCGGCTTCGTTTTCACGTGTCGCCTTTGCTGCTGCTTGCATTTCATGGCGGGCAACGGCGTCGCGGATGTTTTCGTATGGGTCGATAGCGTCCACACTGATTGAAGAAGCTGTCGTGTAGTCCATATATGCCTGCGCTTTGGCGTATGCCT